CGGGCAGGTCGTCAAGACGAAGGAAGGCAACGCGATCCAAAACCCGTTCTTGCCCATCGTGAACCGGCAGGCGCTGATCATGATGCGGGCCGGTGCCGAGATGGGCTTCAGCCCGGCGTCACGCGCGAGCATCGGGCGCGGTGAGCCGCTGCCGGCCGGGCGCGCTGGCCAGATCGCCGGCACGCCGCTGGCCGCCTACTTGGCCGAGAAGCCTGACAAGCTCGACGAATGAAGCGGCTCACGGCTGAGGCCCTGGCGGTGATGACGCTGGCTCAGATGCGCGAGCAGGCCCGCAAGGCGCTGGCGCGCTCAGCGGCGGCGGTGAGGCGCGAGGAAGCCAAGCGCGCGCTGTTCCCTAGCTCGGGATGTATCAGCAACGGAAAAGCCCCGGCGGTGAGGCCGGGGCTTCGTCGTTCGGTCTAGAGCACCGCGTTCCATTCCCGCTCGTAGGCGGCCTCGGGATCAGGCGGCGGCTCGTCATCGCCGCCTTCCCGCTCGTCGCGCGGGCTCATCGAGTCGTGAAGCCGTGAGCCGCGAGGCAGTCACGTGACTGCTGCAGCGCCATCATCATGTTGACCGCGCTCACCGCGATCATCTGCTGGCCGTCACGCTGGCACTCGTAAAACTTCACGCGGGCCTGCTGAGCGTCCATGCCCGGCGGCGGCACCCACTCCGGGCCGGCGCAGGCGCTGAGCGCCGCTGAGGTGATGAGCGCGGCGGCAACCCGGCGCGCGGTTCTGATCGTCATCATCTGATCGTCTCCAAAAAAGGGCGGCCGGAATTGGCCCCCTGCACGAGCCCGAGCCCGCGTCGCCTGAGCGAGCGGGCCGAGCCGGCTGAGCGGGGCTCAGCGCTTTTCGAGCGCCTTCAGCATTTCAGCGTGACGCCGCGCTTCGAGTTGTTCGTCAGCGACGGTGCGGCCGGTGCAAGCCCAGATGAACGCGGCGAGCCAGCCGATGAGCGTCCAGCCAAGGAAGATGTTGAGCAGCACCACGCCAGCGGTGCCGCTGGTCTTGTTCCGCGAGCCCGCGATGATCGCGGGCAGCAAGTAGATCACCAGCGCCAGCACAATGATCAGCAAGCCGGCCAAGCCGGCTCCAGTATTCGTAGCCATGATCGTCGTCTCCTAGTAGGGCCTCGGGGATCGAGGCCCGGCACGGGATCAGCCCCGCGTCGGTTTCCCGAGCGGGGCTGAGGCCGGCGCGCCTGAGGCGCGCGGCGCTACTTGGCGATGCGGTAGACCGTGCCGCGCTTGTCATCGGCCTCGGCAGTCACCTTCAGGCCGAGGCGCTTTTTGATCGCGCCGGCAATCGCGCCGCGCACCGTGTGCTGCTGCCAGCCGAAAGCCTCGGCGGCCTCAGTGATGCTCATGCCCTTGGCGGTGCGCATCGCGGCGATGAAGCGAGCCTGCTTCGAGTCGGCGCGCTGAGCGGGCTTCGCCGCCTTCGCGGTCTTGCCCTTCGCCTTGGCGGCGCGCTTGCCCTTGGCCGGCTTCTTCGCCTTGGCGCGCTTCGCCTTGGCGACCTTCGCCTTCGCCGGCTGAGCGGCGGTGACGGGCTTCACGGTCTCGGTGGTGTTGGCAGTCATGATCGTCTCCTGGGTAGTGATGACCGGCGGCCCCACGGGGCTCCCCGGTGAGGCGAATGCCTCCCCTCACAGATGCCGTTGGGGGGCCTGAAAGCCGAGCGCTGTTGTTGTTCTGCCATTGCTTTGATCGAGGGCTGCCGAGCATGGCTGCAAAAAAACGGCCCAAACGGCGCGCTTCCGCCGGGCCGGGCTCAGGCTCACCGGGCGATGCTCTTGATGAGGCGACCGCCTACGCGCGCGCCGTTGTGGCCAAAGAGATTGTCGCCTGCCGGCTGGTCATCCTGGCGTGCAAGCGTCACCTCCGCGACCTGAAGCTCGGGCACAAGCGCGGACTGATCTGGCGGCCCGACGTCGCTCAGCACCGCATTAATTTTTACCAGCGCTTCCTGCGGCACTCGAAGGGCGAGTGGGCGCGCAAGCCGGTGACGCTGAGCGGCTGGCAGCGGTTCGTGATCGGCTCAGTGTTCGGCTGGAAGCGCGCCGATGGCACGCGCCGCTTTCGCTACGTCTACGAGGAGCTTCCGCGAAAGAACGGCAAGAGCACCAAGCTCGCCGGCGTCGGCCTCGACATGCTCACGTGCGATGGCGAGCAAGGTGCCGAGATTTATGCCGCCGCCACGAAGCGCGATCAGGCGCGCATCATCTTCGACGAAGCAAAGCGGATGGTGACGGCGTCGCCCGACCTGCTGCGCATCGTGAGCCGCTTCAAACTCAACCTGTCGGTCGACGTCACCAACTCGAAGTTCGAGCCGCTGTCATCGGACGAGAACACGCTCGACGGCCTCAACCCGCACTGCGTGCTGGTCGACGAGCTTCACAAGCACAAGACCCGCGCGCTGCTCGACGTGATGGACACCGCGCTCGGCGCGCGCCGGCAGCCGCTGCTGTGGATCATTACGACGGCCGGCGATGACAGCCCCGAGAGCATCTACGCATCGGAGAACGACTACGCCATCAAGGTGCTGGAGGGCGTGCTCGAAGACGACGACGTGTTCGCCTTCATCGCGACCATCGACAAGGGCGACAAGTGGGACGACCCGCGCGCCTGGGCGAAGGCAAATCCCAACCTGGGGATCAGCGTCAAGCTCGACGACCTGCAGCGCCAAGCGCGCAAGGCCAGCAAGTCACCGGGCGCGCTGAGCGCCTTCAAGCGGCTGCGCTTGAACGTGCGCACCGCCTCGGCCGAGGCCGCCATCGACATGGCGACCTGGGCGAAGAACAGCCGGGGCCGCTTCGACCCGGACAAGCTCGAACGCACGCGCTGCTGGGGCGGCCTCGATCTGTCGTCGAAGATCGACATCACCGCGTTCGTAAAGCTCTTCGAGCCTGACGGTGACGGGCGCATGCGCATCGCCTCGCGCTTCTGGATGCCGGCCGACACGCTGGAGGAGCGCGCTGATCGTGACCGCATGCCCTATCGGCGGTGGGTCGACGAGGGGTGGATCGAGGTGACGCCAGGGAACGTCATCGATCACGCCGAGATCAAGGCGGCTGTCCTGGCCGACACAAAGCGCTTCGACCTGCAGGACATCGCCTTCGATCCGTGGAACGCCACCCAGCTATCGGGTGAGCTCATGTCCGAGGGCGTGAACATGGTCGAGTTCATCCAGGGCCTGCGCTCCTACACCGCGCCCACCAAAGAGATGCGCGCGCTCGTCGCCAGCCACCGCCTCGATCACGGCAACAATCCCGTGCTCACCGTGATGGCCTCGAACCTGAAAGTGCAGACCGACAAAAACCTGAACGAGATGCCGCACAAGCAGCACAGCATCGGCCGCATCGACGGCATGTGCGCGCTGATCATGGCCGTCGGCCGCTATAGCGCGTCGCTGCAGGGCGGCGACCAGTCGATCTTCGTGATCTAGGGCGCGCTCTCCTTCGGTTACTCGCTCTCCCCCTGCGGCACATCAATCACCAAACGAAACCGGAGCAGCCACCATGCCGACCAAGACCGGCCTCACCCGCCCGCGCGCGGGCCTGGGCCTCGCCTCGAACATGCCCGCCAACACCGTCCAGAAGCGGAAGGTGACGTCGGCCGCCGTCAAGAGCAGCAAGCCCGCCGCCAACACGGTGGCCCGCAGGGAGAAGAAGCCATGACGCAGCAGCGCGAAGCCCCCAAGGTCGGCGAGCGCCGCACGCGCGACGGCTCGCTGGTCGCCAGCGTAGGCGACAACAGCGAACGCACCATGACGTTCGTCGCCAGCGATGAGAGCGTCGACCGTTACGGTGACATCATCCGCGCGAGCGGCTGGGACCTGAGCAACTTCAAAAACAACCCGGTGCTGCTGTTCGGCCACGACTCCAGCGCGGTGCCGATCGGCAAGGTGCCCGACATCCGCGTCGAGGGCTCGCGCCTGATTGCCGGCGTGAAGTTCCGGCCCGAGGGCGACAGCCCGGCGGCCGATGATGTCTACAGCGCGCTCCAGGGCGGCTTCCTGAGCGCGGTGTCGGTGGGCTTCCTGCCGACCGTCAAGCCCAACATGATCTGGGCACCTGACGATCCCGACCATGAGAAGTGGCCGACCGGCTACGAATTCGTCGGGCAAGAGCTTCTGGAATTGAGCGTGGTGCCGGTGCCTGCCAACCCGCAGGCCCTCGCCCTCGCTCGCTCGCTTCATCTCAGCGAAGCGACGCAACGCCGACTGCTGATCTTCGACGAGAGGGAAGCTTCCCGCGTCGCCGCTCAGCACCGGCGCAATCAACTCGCCATCGCGCGGCTGCGGCCGCGCAGTCATGGGGGCAACTATGTCGTTTAGGAAACAGATCGACAGCCTGCAGGCGCAGAGGAACAAGCACCTCGACGCCATGACGGCGCTGTCCGAGTTGGCGGCCGGCGAGAGCCGGCTGTTCACCGAGGAAGAGCAAAAGGCGTTCGACAAAGACAAGCGCGAGGTCGACGACATCGACGCGCAGATGAAGCGCCTCGAAGACGCCGAGGCCATGATCGCCAGGGGCGCGCGGCCGGCACCGTCGCCGCTCAATCCCGACCCGCAGCCCGAGCGGCGC